CAAAAATTGTCTCTTAAGAGCGCGTAAATATCCAAATCAAAAAGTAGATCCAAAAGTGTATTCTAGATACTATTTGCTTCTAGAAAAGACATACAAACTATACACGGATTATGAGAAAAAGTTGTTGAATAAACAACTAGAACAGAAAGACCATCAGATAGAACAGACAGGCCAGGAACTGGAAGAGCAAAAGAGATACGTACTTCGGCTCAACGAGATGCTCATTGACTCTTCTAATCTTCCAAAAACACAGGTTGTATACATCGCAACTTCGTCATCCTTCGCCAAACAGAACAGATTCAAGGTAGGAGGAGTAGAAAGTCTAGACAAACTGGAATCTAGACTTCTCACATACAACAGCAGGTCTTCTACCGGAGATATGTTCTACTATGCAGACTGGTTTCTTGTTCACAGCTACCGAGAGATAGAAAACAGATTAAAAGATCTACTGGGACGGTTTAGAGAACAGATAACTAAAGAAATGTATGTTCTCAACTACACCGAACTGTTTCAGATCTTAGAGTACCTGATCAACCACTACAATGAAGAAGTAGATGTAGTAAATGCTCATTTAGCAGTATTAATAGCGTCTCTAGACCCTGGAAGGGAGCCGGTTGTTCCAGAAGCTAAATGTCTAAAATCAATAAAAATAAAAACTGTAGGTCAACCAACTGTGAAAATAGAAGCAAATACGGATCTAGAGATAGTACAGAAACTGGAAGATCATTTTAGAAAAATGGATATAGATACCAAATCTGTGACCTTCAAGAGCATCTTTGACGAGATAGACATAAAAAAAGATAGGTTGAAGTTATACCCAAAGTTGTTGGAAATAGGAGAAAAGATCAGACCAGATGTTGTAGTGAAAAAGAAGTAAAGGTTTAGATTTTTAAATTTCTAAAGAACATATATTTTTCAAAACTATAAATTTTGAAAAATATCTATACAATTAACAACAGTGAGGTGTTTTATCTTTTAAGTATCTGAACGAACAGCTTGTGTTGTTTTTAAATAAAATAAACGATACACAAAATTGAAATGGGTGCTTCTTTTTCACAAAATGTTATCGATAGCGTAACCAAAGCTATATCGACGATGTCTACAACAATTATACAGTCCACACAACTCACCGAAGATTCTTCACAACTAATAAGTGTTACAGATATTGATGGAGATGTCCACATCACAGGAAACCATTTTACACAAACTGCAACAATTAATATGCAAGCGTTAATGACTTCTTTACAAACAGCAGAAGCACAACAATCTCTGATACAGGAATTAACCCAAGATGCAAAAAGTATTATTTCAGGACTAAACATGGCACAGTTTGCAGATTCAACAAACACCATGAACACCCTAATAGACGCAGAGATGTCTATTATTGTGCAAATTGGCCAAACTTGTACTACAGGGGCAAACCAGTATCAAGAAATTATTGTAGAAAGAGTCAAAGGAAACGTTTATATCCAAAACAACGTTTTTGATCAAATGTCTAATATTGTACAAAACTGCGCCCAAAATGTTGTGGCCAACAATAAATCTATACAGGATGCCCTTAATAAAGCCGCCCAGAGCGCAAGCTCCGCAGCAAAGGGTATTTCAGAGTGGGCAGCTCTACTTATGGTAGCTATAGTGTTCGGGCTTCCAGTAGTGGGTGGAATAGCGGGCGGTATTTACGCGCTCAAATACATTTTTCCCGTATTTATCATAGTTGGCGCGGTGTTGCTGGCGTTGTATTTTTTGAAAACCACCACAGACATGCAACTCACCGGCTATTCTACTTTAATTAGCAAGACTCAGGCGTGTCTGTACAAACCTGCCGAACAAAAGCCTCAGAGTTCTTATGAGACTCAAAACGACGCGTTGAACGCGTGTATGTCTAATAGTGACTGTCAAGCGTTTGACTGGGTTGCTGGAGAAGTCCAACCAGACGGCAGTCTAAAACCATATCCAACTCCACAAACGTTTTTTTATTCTGGTGTATCGGATAAATGCCAGTCCTCTATTAAACCCGATTCTGTCAACATCTTGTATACTCCCCAAATGTTTCAGGGAGGGGGCCCGCCGAACGGCCGCAAAGCGACTAACCACTTTGGCCAGATTGAAAATTCAAATAACGGAGATGTGTTTCTCGACACACTAACAACCGACTGGTATCAACTTGATGGAGGTGTCTGGAAGTTAAAATATGCATTTACTCCCTCTTTTAATAAAGCAAGCTGGGGTACGATGACTCCTGATTTGATCCAAAGCACATCTGTAAACGACGTATACATATACGCAAATGTCCACAACCCCTCGGTGTACACTTTATACAGAGCTGACGCGCAATTACAGTGGAAAGCTGAAAAACAGTTTCCTGGCCCGGGGCTGATTCCGACCGCAACGGCTCTTCCATATACCAATACAAGCGGGTTCAAAGTCGTAGAAAAAAACAAACTCTGGTTATATGGAGGAATCGCGTTTTTGGCAGTCGGTATTATTGGAACCGCGTTTGTATATCTTCAGTCCAAATCTTCTATACCTGAATAAATTTAAACACCAAAATATCTAATTTTCCAAAATATACTTTATTTTGGAAATATAATCAAATTTACTATGTAGTTATCGACAAAGTCGGCGGTAGCCCCAAGTCAAATGCTGAATCAACTTTTACTAAAAACGATTTTGATGTTTGATTGAAAATCCTCCAAACTCGACGAATTTGTCTTGTGTTTTCGTTCGTTTTGGTACAATCAGAAACACCATATGTTACTCTTTCGTTTATAAACGTTGGAAAACTCGTCTCGATCCATCTGTTTGTAACAGATGTTTCATTAAATTGTGCAAGTGGCATTTGTACAATCCTTCCTGTTCTATTTTCAATTGGTAAACCAAAGTATACAACGTTTGTCATTTGATAAAAAGCTCTCTATTTCTAAGTCGCATTTATTGTACAACAGAAAGTTTTTCGCACAACAACGTTTCAAATTCAGCCGGTGTCGTGTTACTAGGAACGGGACACAACCCCTGTATATACGTTGTATTCTCGAGAAGCCATTTTTTCAACAATATTATCTTACTTACAGCAATTTTTTTTTCATATATGATGGTATGTTTATAATCGCTACCACAGTTCTGACGGTCGCCGATATAGTATAAACAACTAGAATTGTTTTCTATTTTTACTATTTTTAAATCTTGTTGTGCACATTCTTTTTTCAGTTTTGAAATGTAGGCATGAGAAATTTTTAGAGCAATGGTTATGTCTATTATTCTTTTTCCTTCGTCTAACATTCGCAGTATCTCGTCTTTTTCTTTTTGGGTTACTACTTTAGGCATTCTTTTTAATATAATTTTGTTTATTTAAATAGAACATTATAATAAAAAATGAATGGTTATATTCAAAATTGTATCACTTTTCCGTGCAGTGGCAAACGCCCGCTTGTTCATAAGTGGAACACTCTCACTACACGTTTGCCGCATGATGCTGAGTCTAATTACGGCATTCTTTGCGGACAAAAAAACAAAATAATGGTTGTCGATTGCGATCTTCTGAAGCCAGAAGAAGATGAAAATAAATATCTCTGCGGAGTCAAAGCTTGGAAAATGATTTGTTCTAAGTTTCCAGCATTAGAAAAATATGATATTCCAAGCGTTAAGACTAAAAGCGGCGGATTGCATCTATATTTCAACTATCATAAAGATCTATCTTCTGGTATTCAGAAACTTCAAGGAGATATTTTAGGACATCCTGGAAAAACTGTAAAAATTGATATCATTTCAGACAACAGATATGTCATCGGACCTGGATCAGACGGCTATAAATTTATAGACCACAGTCGATATTGGAGACCAACAGACATGCCAGACTACTTACTAAGTTTTTTGAACAGTCTAGCCAAAACCGACCCGGCGATCAGCCACAGAGTGGCCCCTTCGGAGCCCACATTTACTGGACGTACAGAAAATTTAATCACAAAAGATCAACTCCAACATGTAGTCGATGGAATATCAGACGCATTTGCAGACAACAGAGATGACTGGTTAAAAATTATATGGGCTATCGCTGACACGGCTGAAAAGAATGGATATTTGGCGCTTGACATTGCAGATAAATTCTCACAAAAATCTGCAAAATACGGCGATATAGAAGATGTAGCCAAAATCTACAACAATAATAAAGGAAGAATTACTTTTGGCACTTTGATCTTCTATTCCGAAAACAAACTTATGAAGTCTTCGGTGTCGACAGAAGATCAGGTGGTGGAATCTCAAACACAGACTATATTTGACGAAAATTCTTCAGCAAAGTTAGATGTTGTAAAAGATGATTTGAAAATTGTTTTGTCAAATCTTAAAAAAATAAACTCGGTTGAAGTACAAAAAGATAACGTTTTTATAATTGATTTTATATCAGACGACGACAAAAACGGAAAAATTATTGTAAAAACAAATAACTTGGCAACTTTCACAGAACAGATGTTTGCCGGTTATCTATTACCTGCTACTAAAGTTACGGAAGATCCATCCGTTCTTCATCCGGATCTTGGTGAAACATCAAAATTTATATTTCAAGACCAAAACACCATCAGAGTAGTAGACAGAAGCACAGAGGGCGGCGAGCACTCTGTGGCTATCAAATATCCGCTAGACACAAAAAACATGTACATACAAAAATATTCACACGGCAAGAAAGTTGGAAACGTGATCAAAAACAGCAAAATGAACGGCATAGTTAGCAACATCTTGAAGTTGAGTTGTGAAAACATGTTCCAAGAAAGATACAATGTGAACGTTGTATGCAACCAGGCTGTCTTTAATTTTGCTGGCGGTGCTGAAGAAAAAAAGATTAGATCAGAATATCAGATCATCCAAGACCTATTAGAAGCACATCCAGGAATTGTAGACAATTTTAAATTCTGCGACAACTCCAAGTTGGGATCGTTTGACGGTTTGTTTGTCACTAGTAGCATAACTGGTCTGTGGAAAAGAGAACACAACGGACGAGTCGAAGATATGTTACTTTCAAGAATCAAGAAGTATGTTCCTGGACTTTCAGAACACGAACTAAAATTTGTAGAAACACACTCCAATATACAGTCTCTACGAAAAATGTTTGTGAAAAAGATCATAGATAACGAATTCGAAAACAAGATCGACGAAAATCTCGACTTATTTGCCACACAACAGGGCGTCTATGACATCAAACTGGCCGAGTTCAGAAGAACACTTCCAACAGACTATGCCATGACAAACTGTGGTTGGAAATATTCAAAAGCGGACTCGGAAAAATACATGAACGACGTGCAAAATTTTTTCAAAAAACTGTTTCCTATAGAGGAAGAACGAAATGTAGTTCTTACGTTCATCGCATCTCTATTACACGGACATAGATTGGATAAGAAATTTCTAATTATGACTGATAAAAGAAACGGAAACAATGGAAAGAGCACTGTTCTAAACTTTCTTAGAGTTTTTTTTGGAGACTATCTGAAGGGTAGCACCAAATTCATATGCAAAGGCGCTTTTGACAAAGACAAGGACTCTCACGACGGTGGTTTAGAGCCGTTGAAAGGGAAAAGAGTAATGCTGGCTGATGAATTGAAAAAGAATATGAAACTTGATGAAGGACTAGTCAAAAATCTTGCTGGTGGTAAATATGTAGTGGAAGGACGGAGATTTGGAAAAGTAGACCAATTCAAATTTACATGGCAAGCTGGTATTATTATGGTTTTCAATGAAGGGGATTGTCCGAAGTTTGACTCTACAGACATTGCATTCATGGAGCGTATGCTTGTCTGTCCTATGAGAAGCAAGTTTATGATGTGCAGATCAGACGACTTCTCTACTCATACATATATGATGGATCCAAAAATCGATTCAAACTTTGAGAAATGGAGGAGCTCACTATTGGATTTTCTCGTAGGATATTGTAAGTTGGATGGATTGTGTGATATGAAAATACCGGCTTCTATGAAAGAGTGGAAAGAAGAGATTATTTCTGGGAATAATGAACTGGGAGAGTGGATAATGGAAGTTGTAGAAATCACAAACAATCCAGAAGATGTGGTTTCTGCAGCTGAACTGAAAGACAAATATAAGATTGTCTATGGAACAAGAAGTATATCTGACAGAGATTTTCTTTCAATTGCAAGGGGTTTATTCAATAGTAAAGGTGTCGAGTGTAAAGATAGATATAGACCTAGAACAAGTGGAGAACAAAAGGAAAAAAGAAATGCTTTTATCGGAGTTAAATTAGTAAATTAAAAAAGTTTTTAATCAAATAATTTAATGGAGAGAAGAACCATCTGAGGGCAGTGAGGGCAGGTGAGGGCAGGAAAAAGCTGAAAGTTGCCGAAAAAAAATTTAACTAGCGAGTTAAAAAATTTTTTGGCGATTATCGACTTTTTCCTGCCCTCACTGCCCTCACTGCCCTCAGATCTTTAATTCAACCATCTTGATGTAAAGTTATTTTTTTAACTTTTCAAAATTTTAACTCAAGAGATGACGGAGTTAAAAAAGAGAAAAGAAATCAAAGCAGGTGGAGGCACTGGAGGCAGCAAAAAGTTGAAAAGCGCCAAAAAAAATTTAACTCGCTAGTTAAAAAAAGTTTCGCCGCTTTTCAGGTTTTAGCTGCCCCCGCTGCCCCCACCTGCTTTGTTAGATGGTCCTTTTTACCATTCTACATTTACGATTAAAAATCTAAATTTTAAAAATATAGATTTTACATCTATATAGTAAAGTTAATCATATGGAGAGAACAACCATCTGGAGCCAGTGGAGCCAGCAAAAAGCTGAAAAGCGCCGAAACTTTTTTTAACTAGCGAGTTAAATTTTTTTTGGCGCTTTTCAACTTTTTGCTGCCTCCAGTGCCTCCAGATGGTTCATTTTACCATTCTACATTTACTATTAAAAATCTAATTTTTTTTAAATTTAGATTTTACCGTCAGAAGAGTGAGTGATCTAAGATATTGATATATAAAATATTGTATTAAACTTAAAAATTCTATAATTTTGAGAAAAAATGAATTAATTTATATTGTAACAAATGGAAGTAAAAATGTGTTCTGTTACACCAATTCCTAACCAAATATACAACCACGCTGATGAGCTCTCCAAAACAACGTTTTCTGCGTTTATGTCTGGACACAAATGCTCCTACGACAACTCATATACTCATGTTTCAATGGGTTTTCCAAAAGGAGTATATCAGATAGGAAATCAAACGTTACCCCATTTTTGGAACATGTACTCGTCTGTCTATAAAACGCACCGACAGTATATCGCAGAAAAGCAGGGAGAAGAAACTCCTATTCTAGTTGACGTAGACTTGAAAATAAAATTGAGCGACAGCAAAGATTTTGATGAATCAGTTTTATATACAAAAGAACAAGTCAAAGATGTAGTAATGGCGTATCAACAATCTATAACAGATCATGTAAATTTTGAAGGTTGCGATGAAACTCGTCGGATCAGCGCGTATACATGTGTGTTGTTGGAAAAAACGCCGTATATGGTTGAGCAGGGAGGTATCTATTATAAAAAAGGAGGTTTTCACCTTCATTTTCCCAAAATCTTTCTTACAAAAAGAGAGCACGCCAACTACATTATTCCAAAAGCAAAAATGTTGACTAAAGGTCTTTTTAATAATTTGGGAATTATAGACTTTATCGACGCCGGCATCCTTGGTGTAAACTGGTTATTGTATGGATCTTCAAAAATGTCTTCTGAGCCGTATATTGCAACCGGCTGTTTTCTTAAAGACGGGGAAGCTACAACCTTAGAAAATGGGTTGAACGGTTATAAAGTTGCGGTTTTTCACAAAGAAGAGGCAGCCGCCCTGAAGTGTGACAAAGACAGCATCACATCGATGCTTCCTAGGATATTGTCTGTTTTTTTATATAATCGTTTCGACGACTATTATTTCAACATCAACACATATATTCCTTCTCCTTTGTTAAAGGACATTAATGTGTTTTGCAAGCCGATTAGAAAGTTTAACGAGAAGTCTGTAGAGGAGGAATTAAAAGAAGCAGACGTTTTGTTAGATATGATTCACGAATCCAGAGCAGATAGCTGGGACACCTGGATGAAAATTGGTTGGTGTCTTCACAGTATTAGTGAAGGATCTTTCCAGGGTTTTATATCGTGGTGTGACTTTTCTTCTCGGAGTACCAAATACAACGAATCAGAATGTATCAGTGCATGGCAAAACATGAGAGATAACTCTTTTTCAATCGGAACTCTTAAATATTTTGCCAAGCTTGATAACCCAGAGATGTACAAAGAACACACAAGAAACTATACAAAAAAGCTTTTTAAAGTCGCGATCGAGGGTGGACACAATGATTTGGCCAAGATTTTACACAATGAATTTGCCAACGAGTTTGTGTGTGTTTCGATTAGAGGAAAAGACTGGTATCAGTTCAAAAACCATATCTGGCATATCAACGAGGTTGGAACAGGACTGAGAGAGAGAATTTCTAATAATAACAGTGTTATTTTGACGCATCTGCAAGACATCAAAGAAGAGATGATGAAAAAAATGTATGAACAAAAAAATAATCACTATGAAGAAAGCGATGACGAAGAAAACGATGATGAAGAAAACGGCGAAGAAGAAACCAAAAAAGATCAGAATAAAAAAAAGATAAAACAGATCAACAAGTTAATGTCAAACTGTAAATCTGCACCGTTTAAACACAACATAATGGTAGAAGCTCAAGAAATGTTTTATAATGAACGGTTCCTTGGTTTGCTTAATAAAAACCCATATTTGATAGCGTTTAAAAACGGTGTTTACGATTTTCAAGCAGACGTCTTTCGTGAAGGCACACCAGAAGATTATCTCAGTTCGTGTTTGCCAATTAACTATGTAGATTATAAAACCACTGATCATCCTCAGATTCTTCAAATAGAAGACTTTTTCAGGAAAATTTTCCCGGACGACTCTCTTCGCGAATATTTTCTTTACCAAGCAAGCCAAGTTTTCATTGGAGGAAACAGAGCAAAAATAATACTGTTTTGGACAGGAGAGGGCAACAACGGAAAAACGGTTACCCAGTATCTTTTTGAACGAATGTTGGGCCCCATGGCTGTCAAGTTTAGCACATCTTTAATCACAGGTAAGAAAAAAGACCTGGGCACAGCGGCGCCCGAGCTTGCTCGCTCGGGAGGAGGAGTTAGGTGGGCTGTTATGGACGAACCCAACGCTGACGAAACGATTTTATCTGGCACTCTTAAAGCTCTGACTGGTAACGATTCCTTTTTTGCCAGAGATCTGTTCCAAAAAGGAAAAGAAACGGTAGAAATAACACCACTGTTCAAACTTCATATGATTTGTAACAAACCTCCAGTTATTAAAGATGCCGATAAAGCAACTTGGAACAGAATTCGTGTTGTTCGTTTCGAAAGTACGTTTTTACCTGCCAACGAGTGTCCCAGCACCGTAGAAGAACAAATGCGACAGAAGAAATTTCCTGTCGATAAAAATTTTTCTTCTGACACAGTCCCAAAACTTCTAGAGCCGCTTGCTTGGTTTCTAATCAATCAACAAAAACTGTGCAAAGACGTAGAATGCGTCGAGCCTGAGAGTGTCAAGATTGCCACCGAGATGTTCCGCCAGGATAACGACATCTACAAACAGTTTGAGGAACAGAGCACGTGCTACAAGGAAAACTCAACAGTTTCCATCACCAGTCTGTATACTTTCTTCAAAGATTGGATTCAGCAAGAGTACCCCCACGTTCAAGTTCCTTCTCGTGCTGCGTGCAGATCGGCTTTCATAGATATGTGGGGCCCGCTAACAAAACGAGGGTGGTTAAACCGTGCACTTGGTACAAATGGCGAAGATTAGATGTGTGTTGACGAAGTGTTTAAAGAATGTACACTCAACTGCAAATGTCAGATCAAAATATTTCTTTACAAGAATTAAATTTACACAATATACGACCTACTGCCGAGTCTTTAAAAAAACCATCCAGCGGCGCAATCTATATCATTATAGGCAAAAGAGGATCTGGTAAGAGTGTTCTTATTAAAAACCTGTTATATTCCAAAAAACACATAATTCCAGTAGGAGTTGTTGTTTCGGGAACAGAAGACACAAATGGGTTTTATTCCTCAATTTTTCCAGACATTTTTATTCATACTGAATACAAAGACGAATTTATATTTAAATTAAACCAAAGACAAACAATAGCTAAAAGACATTTATCAAATCCTTGGTCTGTAATCGTATTAGACGATTGCATGCACAATAGAAAAGAGTTTGAAAAAAAACACTGTGTCAGCCTTTTTAAAAATGGTCGACATTGGGATACATGTGCCATCATATCAAATCAGTATTCACTTGATTTGAAACCAGAGCTCAGAACAAACTGTGATGGTATTTTTATTTTCAAAGAAACAAACCACTCAAACTTGAAGAAAATATACGAGAATTTTGCCTCTGTCATTCCGACTTTTCGTATTTTTTGTGCTCTGATGGAAAAGTATACTGCTGACTACTCGTGTATGTATATCAGCAACCAAACACAGTCGGCAACTTGGACAGATAGCGTGTTTTATTTTAAAGCAGACCCAAATATTCCTAATTTTACGCTTGGTTGTAAAGATTCTCTCCTATTTGCCTCTCAAAGAACGCAGCTGCGTGACGATTCTGTAGACGTGACAGAGTTTATCAAACATAACTATCACGTATAAACGATCGCAACCTGTTTAAAACTAAATGAATGTAATAAAAATTGAAAAAGCTTTTTTAAAAATAATTAGAAGAAATAAATACTACATACAATGAATAGATCCAGAGTTGTTTCCGCTGAAAAAACAGAAGGATTTCTTAAATTCGATTCCAAAAAGTTGATTGTTGAAATCAACAAAATAATACATACAAAACAGTCTACAAATGGTGTGTTTATCCCTATTAAATATAATGTTCTAAGTGGAATAACATCGTTTAAATTACAAACACCCGAGGTTAGTGGCTTTTTGGCTAACTGTGATGCAGAGGACCCGGGTAAACAATATAAAATAAGTTTGTTATTAGATTCTACTAATACAGATCCGACTTTTTTGCAGGAAGACATTGAATTACAAAAAGAGACGGTTGAAATTCTTAATCAGTTTAAAAGTGCGTGTATAGAACAGCTTAAAAAAAACAAGCCAGAGTTTGAAAAAAATACAAAAAAAAAAATAAATGCAGAAACATGGAATTATATGATGAGGTGACAACGATAGTACAGTCACAAATTATTATATCAACCCAAAAATTTACAATAATAATAATTTCAAAACATCTTTTGTTTATAAAAATCATGACATTACCTGGGAAAATGTAGTTGAGAAATTTTTAAATAAAAAAGTTTACTGTATAGCACTTTTTTCTATCGACTCTTTGTTTTTCCAATCAAACTCAAATAAACTGTTTGCTCAAGCAAAACTTGAAAACCTTATTATTACGCGTTTTCCCAATTCTATGTCAGAAAAAGTCTTAATACCAACTCGTCTTCTACAAATACAACAAACAGACTCTTCATCAGAAGAGTCTGATTCAGAGGAGACAGGTGCCATTGATATTGATAATATAAACGTCTAAAAATCACACAGACTAAAATTTTGTAAAATTTTTAATACTAAAATAGTATTAAAAAAATTAAAACTTTTGGAGCTCGTTTTCTCCATATATATATATAAAAACTTGTTTTTCCTCTTCAGTCAACATCTCTGCTGGAAGACCGTCTCGTAACATAATACGAATTTGACACGCCAAATCAATAATATTTTTTGTAGGGTCTGTATATGAAGCGTTTGCCATAATTGTGCTGGTAGTTTTTTGATATTCGTGTAAATCTTCTGGACGTGTATTTTTCATCATTGCTTGGACAGATTCATTGTTCCACAAATCTTCTACATTTAACCCGCTTGACATTGTAGGTTTTAATTACTTTTTATATTTTTTAACAATATTCAATTTCTGTTCTTGAACAGTATCGCTCGTCTTATCTAAAATTTGTTGAATTAACACACTCACGTCTCCATAATTTTCAGGTCTGTTTAAAATTCTTTCTAAATATTCATGATACTCATTTTTTGTCATCGGAATTTTTTTGGGCCTAGTGCTTAGCACTATAACAACATCTTCGTCTATTTTAATACCATTTTCATCGTTCTCGTTAAGGTATGTCTGAATGTTTTTTATACACGTTTTTTCTATTTTTTTTAACTCGTTCAAACTTTTCTGATGATGTGCAATCTTTTCGCGAATTTGCAAGAGCTCTCGAGCATCGCTATTAATACCGTTTTCCATTTTTAACATGTATGTATAAACGCATAAATCTAATCACAACACAATTATGTGATAATCAGAATAAAATATCTCATAACAAAAAACACTATAACTATGGCTGGATATACAAGTTTAGAATCGGCGATCAGAGGCTGTCAAGTAAACACCGGATATGCCGAAAAATTATATTCTGATAGGTTTTTAAACCCAGGAAATATGGTTTGTCCTATTTGGAATGGATACGATTCCGCAGGGAGACCAGTGTGTGCAGACAGTTTTGCTACAAAAAGTCTTGGTTGCAATTCTGCTTCTGACAGAGTTGAAGTTGAAAACTATCAACGACCACAATATATCGAATATGTCAACCTCACTAGTGCGGGTATAACAGGAGAATTTTATAATCCTTTACCACAACAGGTTCAAGCACAACAAGATATGTATGGATTGAATAGTATCACAGGTAACTTTGGTATGCAGTTTAGATCGGCTGTAAAGCCAAACAGTTCTTGTGGTCTTTATTCATATGAACAAAACATGCAAAACCAAGCACATCAAAACAGACAAAGACAGATGGAGACAATTGGATATAACACTTCGTATTATAAAAATCTTGCAGGATGTGGTGCTTAAACGTTCCATCTTCAAATATAAATATATAGATGTCAACCGCAACCAAAATACATTTTTATTCTACTAGAAGCGATTTTGAAGGAGATCCTTCAGAAATAACAAATTTTGAAACTACACCAATGTGGCATCCTCCTAATGGACAACAACCATCTAATATACCAAGTAATAAAAAAAAGAACCATAAAAAACTTTGTAAATACCTTTTGTGGTTTTTTGGTTTATTTATTTTATGTATAATTATTGGTGGAATAGGGCTGTGTTTTTATTTTGAAATATTCAATTTCAAAAAATATAACACATATACCAGCTCTCCACAAGATAATTCTATCGAAAATATACCCCAAACACCACATGTGCCTGTTCAACCTCTCCCTCAAACACAAACACCACATGTGCCTGTTCAACCTCTCCCTCAAACACAAACACCACATGTGCCTGTTCAACTTGTGTCTCAAACACAGAAACCATATGTATATGAGCGACCTATCCCTCAAACACAAACACCACATGTGCCTGTTCAACTTGTGTCTCAAACACAGAAACCATATGTATATGAGCGACCTATCCCTCAAACACAAAAACCATATGTATATGAGCGACCTGTGTCTCAAACACAAAAACCACAGGTGCCTGTTCAACTTGTGCCTCAAACACAAAAACCACAGGTGCCTGTTCAACTTGTGCCTCAAACACAAAAACCATATGTGCCTGTTCAACCTCTCCCTCAAACACAGAAACCATATGTGCCTGTTCAACCTGTGTCTCAAACACAAAAACCACATGTATATGATAAAAATATTTCAAAAAATTTTAAAATTACAAATTATCATAAAAACAATCTTAATAATGTGTATATTAGTTTGGCACATCAAACAGAGTGTATACATGCTAAAAATTATCAATGTTGGAGCAGTAAACTTGAGTTTATAAATGAAATCGTAGAAAATGTTCATGTACAAGTTGATGGTATAGTTAATTCAAAATGTAAAGTTTTACTAAATAAGCAGTGTACTGAACAGCAGGGTGTGCGATGTTTCAAAATGTCATGTGATACAAAAAAATATTTGTACTTTTATACACATTATAAAAACTCACAGGAATGGATGTTACCAAATGGTGATGTTTTTTTCCTATTAGAAAAAGGAAATTATCATAGTGCATGGCAAGCATCACATTTTTATTTAAGCGAGATTAATCGAGAGTACATAAGACTTGCGCACCTTGAAATTCACAAATTTAATTATTTTGAACATTACCCAATGGATCAGCTTTTGTTGGTTTTTACAAAAATTTTTGAAAAAGACATAGGTAATGCAGTCTGGTATCCTGATGATCACGTTTATATAAAAAAATTAGACCTCTATATTCCTATTCACGCTCATATTGACACAGGTCCAAATAAAGATGAAGGAATTCAACTACATGAAAGAATTCATGAATATATTAATTCTGGAACAACTGGAAAACATCACATGATCAATTATTTAGATAAATTTGTGTATATTGGAAATAAAACGGTTAATTTAGTATTAAAAGATTCACAATATGATCATACTTTATCTAAACAATTAGTATTTTTACCAAAAATGCAAAGGTATGGTCTGTTCATGCAAGATAGTGGACATTTAGGAAACTGGGGAAAAGAATCTGCCCCCTCAAATTATGGCTATCAATCGGTTTTTAGACTAGGAAAATATACAATGTCTGTCATAAATGAAGCGGGTTATTATATGACATAAAATTAGAAAAAAAACATGTAATTGGTTTATTTATAACTTTTAAAATATATTCATAAAAATTTTATATAAAATATATTATAATTGATTAACATATTCAAAACAAAAAGTTTTTGAATTAAACAGAACTATCTAATTATTTAATATATATAGATGGACAAATGCAAATATGCTGAATTGGGTGGTCATAATTTTGGTGAAAGAAAAACAAAGACAAAATGCAAACCGAATATTTTTTGTAGATATGGGTTTTTGTTTTTTGTTGGATCTTTTTTTTTGACCGGGATTGTTTTATCCGCTTATTATTCTGACGCCTTTTTTAATTTTCCACCTTCAGATAAGAAGGATATCGTAAATAGAGAAAATACGACGGAAAAGGAAATCGTAAATGAAACGAGCACGACGGAAAAAGAAATCGTAGAAAGTACGACAGAAAAAGAAATCACAGAAAGCACGACAGAAAAAGAAATCACAGAAAGCACGACGGAAAAAGAAATCGTA